TGATAGTCAGAGCTCTTCTGTTACCATTCTTAGTGTACACTGCCATGCCATCTCTGAATACAAAACCTCCAGTAGTGGTAATCTTAGTGACATTAAATCGAGTGACACCATTAAATACTAATCCTGATCCACCACTTCTAGTGTAATCAACAGAACTGACATAGGTGCTATCTGAACTACTGATCCTGCTGTCCAACAGTAAAGCATATTCCCTGTCACTTTCCACCAATCCATTCTCCATTGGTATCTCTTCTAAGTAAGTACCGACATCATCAGTAGTGATAACATAAAGTGTAGCTTCTATAAAAAAGAAACTTCTAACATTCCTGGCAAATGAGAAAGTCATCCAAGCACTCTGTATCTTCTCATCTCCTTGCCAAAAGTATTTATATACATACAGCTTCTTATAGTCACTGTCTGATTGTACAATTACCATGTTCTCTGCTGAACTTCCTTCCATCCTTACGATGTTAGTAGGTATGTACTTGTTTATCTGTTCTGTTATCTCAGCAGCTCTGTATGTCTCAGTGTTATTATCTACTGTGTACTCTAACAATCCTTCAAAGTTATTCCTTTTAAAGTTAAAGTATATATAGTTACTAAGTGCTAACGGACGAATAGTTTCTGACACATCATACTCAGTGACTGGTGATATAGTAACCGTCTTAGGAGTTAACAAATCTCCACCTCTAAGTACAAACTGAGTCTTAGGAGAGAACAACATTAACTTCTCTTGGAATGCCTGTGCATGTTGTAGGATGCTGATCTTAGTGTGAGATATTCCTACATCTATAGGAGCAGAGTCTAACAGCGATTGTGTTGTAGTTCTAAAGAAGTTAAAATATTCATCTGCTTCAGAGAACACCGCAGCATCATTAGTCAGTACTCCTAATCTATTCTTAAAGAAAAAGATGTCATTGATTGTAGCACCTGTGAAAGATGGAAATGGATTAGTGTTGTCATCTCCTGCTCCTCTAGGTGTCCAATCAATTAACTTCAATGTAAACCCTGTTATCTTACCTGTTGCTGGAGTAGGTACTAATCTTACAGGCATTGTCTCTTGGTCAAAGAATGTTTCTATACCTAATGACTCTGACTTATCTGTTCCTTCGTTTGTCCATCCTGCATCTTCTATCCAAGAACCTTCTCCGAAGTCTTCATTGTCCTTGGTTTTAAATTTAACATAGTAATCATCTTGGTCTAAGTCAGCATCACCAATGATCTTAACTCTGAATAGATTGAAACATTCTTTAGGTAAGTCAGTGATGTTATCTACTTCTTTATAAATAACACCTAATGCTTGATTACCTAAACCATCTGAAACTTTAATTTGAAAGTCAGAATCAGATATTATCTTTATAACACTGTCTTCTCTTTTAGTTGTAAACTTAGTAGTTGATCCTGAAACGGTAGCAGTAAAAGTAGGTAAAGTATAAGGAGCACCTGTGATAACTTCTGTTTCGTATGTAGTAGAATATCTACCACTAATACTTCTTATACCTTTATCGACTTGGATAGTAGTTATTTTTTTAATTACTAACGACAAAGGATTTGTAAGATTACCTGTTATAGGATCAACGCTTGAATCATATCCTGTGCCTTTATGAGTTAAAGTAGAACTAGATACTCTTCCGTTAGCATCAAAGACAATCTCTCCTCCAGCACCTGAAGCTACAGTACTACCTATTGTTTGATTAACAGTATATGTATAACTGACATAGCGAGAAAAATTACCTCCTGAAGGTGCGAATCCTGACCCTGTTCCTGTAGTAAAAGTAACACCACTTAACACACCTGCTGATCCTACAAAAGCATCTATCTGTGCCTGTAAGTCTTGAGCTATGAACTCTGTATCTGCATGTTCTCCGTTATTACTATCACCACTCTCATATGTATGTTCACTAGGATTACTTGGACTGTTTTGAGATTGATTAGGAGCACTACTATCAAAAGGAATTACTTGATTATCTAAGAATATATCATAGGTCTTCTCATAGTCTCCTAGCTTAACAAATATTAAAGCTTCCTTTTCCAAGTCCTTAGACTTCAATGTGGAGTTCTTAGCTACAGTTTTCTTTTTGTTAACAATAAATGTAGAGTCTGCAATGGTTAAAGCTCTGAGGTCTTTGACAGGATTAGTAGCACCTGTAAGATACAGACTAGCAGCAGAGTCTTCAATAGTAACAGAAAGAGAAGCAGCAGCTATATTATCCTGTGTAAGATCAAATGCTCTTAATTTATTTGTAGAGTCATAGGTAATCAGATATTTATTCTGTTCATCTCTATCTACATAGTGACTAAATAAATCAGTACCTATATTAGCACCTAGTCCTGTATCATATAAAAACCTACTATTAGGTCTTTTTACTAATCCCTCTACTACAGTTGACCAAGCATTTATCTGCTCATCGCACTGTCCAGGGTATCTTAAATTGTCAGGCTGTTGTGATACACCTTGTGCAAGGTTAGGAATACTGGTGTGAAGCAGTGGCATTGTTATCTGTCTAGTACTCTAAGTACGCTGTAGTGGTCAAATATAGTCCTGTCTGCATTCTCAGAATCGCTTTCAATAGCCCTGGCTTTTGCTTCTATCTCATCTCTCAATGCAAAGCCTTCTATCTCACGACTGCCTAAGAACCTAGCAGCAAATATTCTAGCAGCTTTGACAGATATGTAATGTCTAAATTGTTCAGGTAGTTCTTCAAATTCCAACTCAAAAGTAATTATAGCTTTTAAGTCCTTAGTCCAAGTATCCCTGTGATTCTTTCTGTCGTACAGTGTAGTACCTCTTTGTACAGCATCAGTATCTGTGTTTAACTCAGGGTCTAAGTCTACCTTTAATGTATTGCTCGGAAGAGTAATCTTACTTGTATTAGCATCTGGTACTAACGGATAATCATACTCAGTATTAAAATGCCATCCTTCCGATTGGATAGCCTTACTTGTTTCTTCTAAAGCATGGACTGCTTGTGTGACGGTTACAGGAACACTTGTTCCACTTAAAGTATTAACAGGTGATTCTCCTATTACAGAGATCATTATGTTTACCGCTTCTAGTTTAGTTGTCAGTGCCATAGCTTAATAAATAAAAATATCGATGAAGGGTGCGGAACGAATCACAGACCACCCAACACCGAAGAGAGAATCCGATTAAGATACTAATTCGATAGCACACTCAGGACGGAGGATTCCGTGACCCATAGCATACTTAGCAACGAACAATGTACCTTGACGCTCAATCTGATATTCAGACTCAGTAGCAAGATCAAGTAACTTAACAGTTCCAACAGCAGCAGAGTGTCCTACGATACCCAAGCTGTTTCTGAAGTCACCATTGTATCCTACTCCATTTCCACCGAACACATCATTAGATGATGCACCGTCTCCGCTAGTAACAGCTGACAAGTCAGTTGATGGGATGTGAGTGGATTTGTAGATATTGATACCAGCTACTTGTGCAATGCTACCAGAAGCAAGTGATCCTGAACCTCCTACATCTTTATTAGCAGCAGAAGTATTGATAGCAACTGCACCGCTACCTCCTGTAATAAGTTTGTAGTATTCACTAGGACGAAGAACAGCAAAGCGTCCGTCACCAGGAATGTCATTCTCGTCAAGCTTTTGAGCAGCTGTGAACAAAGCAGTGATTAACTCAGAACCTGTAACAGCAGCAGGAGTACCTGCAACATCACCAGCACTGAAGTCATTGTTAGCAACATCAAGTTGTCCACCAGTTTTACCGCCAGTAATGACAGCAGAACTACGAGCAGCAGCGATGAATACTTTAGCAATAGCAGTGTCGAAACGAAGTGCAAGAGCCTTACCTAACTCGTTAGCGTAAACTGAACGAATATCGTAGTGGTTCTTTACATCGTCAATGTTAGACAAGAAAGTAGAAGCCAAAAGCATCTTATCAATAGTGATGATTTGTTCAGCTTTCTTGATGTCACTGAGGTAAGAATTACCTGCGTCAGCGATGTTTTCGCCTGGTGTGTGATAGTCAGCAGAAGCTATTCCTGTAACAGGGAACTGAGCTGATTTACCGTTTTCGATTGTGCGAACAGTATGTAGTGGTTTGAAAATGTTTGACTCCTCAAAGGTCTGCAAGATTTCTCCGCTGAACTTTTTAAGAAACAAAGCATCTACATCACCAGCACTATTAACTTGTCCTACACGAGAGGGGGATGTATCTCCATTAGCCATGATATATTATCTCCTTATGTATTTTGTTATTAATGTTTATGTTTATGTTATGTGACTTTCGTTGTAACCTTTGTTCGAGATTGTCCACCGCAGTGGGTCTTGACATTAGCTATACTAATTGTCGATTCAAAGTGAATTTAATATAATAATCCCACCTAAGCATAGAACAGTCAAGACAATAGCCTTCTCCTTCTTTGTCAGTGAATTATATTTATCTAATAGTTTTTTCATTTTTTGTTAGCTTTAGTGTGTACATATCGAGTGTAGATTATTGGTACTACATTCCACAGGATAACACCTACTAAACATAGTTTCAAGAATCCATACACTTCGTCTAACATAGAATCAAAGAATCCATCATCCATCTTTTCATCTAGTTGTAATTGTACAAGTTCCTGTACATCTCCTTCAGATAAAGCCTTAGCCTTCTTAGCTAGTCCTTGGTTTTCCTCCATTAACTGAGCACTCTTTCCTACTCCCCATCCTAACGCAGCACCACCAGCAGCAGGTCCAGGACCGCCTAAAGCTCCTACAGTTGCACCGCCTACACTACCAGCTAATGGGTAGAAAGTAGCCTTGGAACATCCACCTAAAAAAACCAGCAACCAAAAAACTGGGAGAAAAATAAGTGGAGTCCAAGGCTTTTCTACGAGCAAAACTAATTAAAGGTAATTGTTACTTACTGCGATGCGTCTGTCAATCTCTTCGTGATAAGCTTTGTCACCACTTTTATATCGAGGATCAGACATTGCACGAGCAAGTTCCTGATTAGACTTGAAAGGCATAGTAGCAGAACCAGTCACTGAACCTTGTGTCAGTCTAGGTGCAACTCCATTCTCTGCCTTGTATTGTGCGTACAGTCCTTTAGCTGCAAGCTTTGCTTGGTCAACTGTTCCGTTCTGTACTATATCATCAAAAGTATTTATCTCTTCAGGTGTAAGATTGTTCGATGCCCACTCTGCCATTTGATCCCAATTACCATCTGCTACAGCTTTGATACTTCCTTCTTCACTTTGCATCAATGCTTGTTGACCAGCAGCGTAGCTATCTACCAACTCCTTCGGTAACCCAACCTCAGCAAGATTCTTATAGGTCTCTTCAGATATAACACCATCATTCTCAAAGAACTCTTTACTAGCTTCAGCAATAACAGTATTAGTATTCGTGTTTTTTGTATCGGTGTCCTCTTGTTGTTCATCGCTTTGCTCTTCTTCTGGTTGTTGTTGTTCTTCTTGTTCGTTCGATCCCAATTTCTTTTCAAGTTCACTATAGGCATTAGCCATGTCCTCGGCACTCTTGAATTTCTCAGGCAACCAATCAGGTCTATCCTGTTGTGTTTGTTCTTCTGGTACTGCCTCAACAGCTTCCTCTGATTCAGGGTCAATCTCCTGTGGTGCTTTCTCATTTATCTCTACTCGGTGTAATTCAGCCATATCTCTCTTTACTCTTCTTGTGTTTGTTGTTGTTGACTAGCCATGTACTGCTCCTGTGCAGCATTGATAGCAGGTGCTACAGCAGGTTGACCCAACTTCATCATCATCTCTTGTTGTTGTGCCATCTGCATAGCTTGTTGAATTTCTTCTTCTGTCTTGATTAATCCTTCAGTCTCGATGCCTAATGCTGTGGCTCTTCTTTTG